AACGTCCCGCCGAACCGGATCTTGCCTTGTTCAGTCAATGCCGAAACGGGTTCTGCTCGCACAGCTTTGCCTCTCGATGCGTTGATTAACTCGCATTTTAGGTGTGGATTTGCGCTTTTTATCACATGCCGGACCATTTCACCACCATAATTTTTTTCAGCAACGACCAAATCGGCGGCGTGCCGGTCGTAGGCGGTTGCAACGACGTTGGCCCAGACGCTCGGACCTGCCTTCATGGTGCAATCCTCGAGGACGTAGGCGCGACCGTCGATGCCCAGACCGGCGACCACGATGCCGATCTCGTCGTTCCCGGCGTTGTCGGTGTCGCCGCTGCCGGAAGGATCGACCGCGACTACGACGCGAAGCATGTCCGGCAGGCCGGAGGTCTCGCGGTGGGTGTCGATCATCTCGACGTTCCAGAGTGCGCCCGCGGCCACGTCTGCAAATTTGCCTTCAAGGAACCGCAGGCGCATCCGGGTCGGCAGGTTCTCCAGCTCCTTGATGTAGTCGGGCGGGAGGTTCTCGAGGTTGTCCCGCGGGTTGATGGTCATCATGGAGAAGTTTGTCAGGTCAGCCAGGGCTTTGCCTGATTCCGGCTCGATCTTCTTGACGAACATCTTGTAGGTCCAATGCGCCATCGAGGGCGGGTTGCAGTCGTAGAACGCCTTCAGGCGCATCTGCCGCTGCTGGTTTCCCACGACTGCCGTGCAGTTCTGCGCGAGGCGTGTGACGGCCATATTGCGGGCCGAAAGGGGTATCTGGCTGCACTCGTTGAAGAAAATGGTGGCGTACTCTTGCCCGAGAATCTTCTCGGTGCGGTCTTTGTCGTCCAGCCCGCCGAACCAGATCTGGGAGCCGTTCGGCAGGGTTGCGTACCAGTCGGTCTTGTCGAGGGTGTAGGTGAGCTGCGGAAAGCAGAGCGCCATTACCTTCGGAAAAGTGTCGAGGATGACCGAGGACTTGACGTGATTGAACCGAAACCGCAGGACGACGTGGCGCGACTTGGGCGCCAAGGTTGCCCGGATGATGAGCGCCCGGAGCGCCACGAAGGTCTTGCCTGACCGTGAACCGCCCACGAGCATGATGTGCTTGGCATCGCCGGTCATCAGGCCGGTGGCCCTGCTTTGGGCTGCTGTGGCGCTAAACAAGGTCGGTGTCCTGGTTGCTGATATGGATCACGATGCCGCCCCCGTCCTTGCCGGTGACCTCCTGCCGCATGGTCTCTGACCACTTCATTTGGGCTTTGGTCCACCAGATCATCGCGGTGGTGTCCTGGCCGACCGTGGCCTTGTTGAACAAGGTCTTGGCGACCGCGGCCGAGGCTTGAGCCTTGCCCAGTCCAAGCTCAAGGTCGTAGTGCTTGCGGAGCGTGTCAGGGGCGATGCCGATCAGCGCGGCGATCTGATCTTGAGGCAAGCCGAGGCCCGAGGCACTCTGTGCTTGTTGCCTTGTTTTGTCCGTTGGTCTGTGAGGTTTGATAAATGACATTCTTTTTAAGAACGCGGAATCACGCGGCTTTCTTCAATGAAATGAACGGATTACCATTTGATTCCAGCGTTGCTGTCTGTCCGGTGAATTCCTGCCAGCGTTGGACGATTACATCACAGTATTTTGGGTCTAGTTCCATGCTGCGGTTGATGCGGCCTGTTTTCTCACAGGCGATTAGGGTTGTTCCTGTGCCACCAAATAAATCAAGGATTAAAGAATTAATTGGCGAACACTTGGAAACGTAATGCTCTGCAATCTTTGACGGGAAAACTGCACCATGAACATTTGCATCATGACCGCTAGCCGTACCATTTGAAAACACATTAGAAAATGTGCCACGCTCAAAATTGGATGTTTTAATTCGTCTGTTGGGTTTTTCTTCGTTTGACAAAAACCACATAAATTCAAACGCCGAAGTCATTACCCCATCAGCCATCGCTGGCGGTGGGTTTGTTTTTGACCAAATGCCTATATCAATAGTATTTTCAGAATAAGTCCCAAATAATTTAAGCAAATCAAATTTATTCCCTGCTAGCATTTGCACGTTTACACAGATAACATTGGCATTCAACATAGCGTTATTGATAAACCCAATCATCAAATTTGACCAATTGGAATCATCGTTGAAATCGTTGTATGCAGACTTTTTGCCTTTTCTCGCTCCGTTTCGCAAAGCAACCGAATCGCCCAAGTTGTAAGGAGGCGATGTAAAGCATAACTCAGCCTTCGCGCCATCCATCAGCTTCTCAACCGCATCAATGCTGGTCGAGTCGCCGCACATAACCCGGTGCTTTCCCAACAGCCAAACATCCCCCAAGACGGTCACAGGAGCCTCAGGCACATCCGGCACAGCATCCTCGTCTGTCAGCCCCTCCGTCCCTGTCGGAGCCAGCAGAGCCTCGATCTCGTCGGTGCTAAAGCCGGTCAGGTCTAAGTCGAATCCCATGTCCTTCAAGTCGGACAGTTCGACCGCAAGCATTTCGTCATCCCAACCGGCGTTGAGGGCCAGTTTGTTGTCGGCGATGACGTAGGCTTTCTTCTGAGCGTCGGTGAGGTGAGTGAGCCGGATGCTTGGTACGTCAGTAATTGCCAGCTTACGCGCCGCCATAACGCGCCCGTGGCCGGCAATGATGCTGCCTGTCTCGTCGATCAGGACGGGATTGGTAAAGCCGAATTCCTTGATGCTGGCGGCGATTTGGGCGACCTGCGCATCGGAGTGGGTGCGGCTGTTCCTGGCGTAAGGAATCAGCGCATCAATCTTTACCTGTTCAATCTTCAATGGTGGTCCCGTTTCACGTGGAACATCATTTCTTGTTTCTTGCCGAGATTGCCGCGGCCTTGGACTTGGCATCGGCCTTGGAGCTGGCGCCCCATGCTTTCAGAGAGAGCGCGAGGCGGGTAGGTTCGCCGTTGGGTTTCTTTTCGGGGCCGGGCATATTGCCCATCCTAGCAAGAAATGAGGCTCGGCGTGGATTGTCGCCAGACTTGACGGGCGGCTTGAGCGTCCCGCCAGTCTCGGCTTTGTAGGAGGCGCGGCCTTTGGCATTGAGGCCACCGGCGGGGTTCTTTCCTTCTTTGCGAGTCCATGCTGCGGTCATTTATTCACCTTTTCCTGCTTTTAATTTTGTTCCTGGAGTCAAAAAGTACGAAAGACCTTGTTCATCTGACATTGTGACTGCTTTGAACCCCAACTCTTTTGCAATTGATCCGCGTATTTTTTGCAACTCCCAACTTACTTCTCCCAAATCATCTGTCCCCAACGCTTTAAATATTGATTGCAATTCTTCTGTGGGTTTGTTTGTGTTTGGATCAAACATTTTAAATATATTTCTATCATTTAATGCCAAATCTTTTATAGCCTCAATATTTTCTTGTTGATGATATTTGGGGTCAATACTATTTTTGATTGCATTGTTGGCAACGTTAATTTTGTTTTCTGAAGCATTTATTAAAGCGGAACTATCAGCTATTAAATTTTCTGGAACATCAGCGTAATGTATAAATGTTTTTCTTGGTGAAAGTCCAATAGCAGATTCAGGATCGCTTCCCGCAAAAATTCCACCAAATCTTCCGCTTTTGTTAACTTCAACAAGGTTTTGTTGTGGTGACCTATGAAACAATCTCATTGTTGACGGTTTTGGTAGATCTGATGGTGATGAAACCATCGGCAAGATGCCGCCCGACCGCACCAGATAATTCTCGGTCATTCTGCCCGCGGTCGGAGCCAACGCCCGACCTGTTGCCATAGCGCCGCGGGCTGCTGGCCCGGCTAGTGGGACTGCTGAAAATGCAATATCGCTCATAAGCATGAGCAGCTCGGCGTCGTCCTGGCTCTTTTTCCATGCCGCATAGCGCGGGTCCATGATCGAGGTGGGCGGGGCCATGCTTGCGCGGGCTTTGGCGCCTTGGACTGCAATATTTGGATTCATCCTGGCTGCGAGGAGATTGACCGGATCGTCTTCGGGGGACAAATAGTTAGCCACGGTGCTTTGTAGCATTGGGTGGTTGCTGTGTCAAACAAGAGGGCGCAGCCGGTCGGACTGTTCTTGAAGGGACCGGACCACGGTCAGGACGCCGTCGAGATCCCGAACAAGAGCGCGGCACCCTTTCCAGTTTGAGAAGAAAAGGATCTGGTCGGCGGTCTCTTTGCCTTTGGGCATTTTGACCTCGACGAGCCAAGTGATCCCGCCGAGGGAGACCAGCAGGTCGGGGACGCCTCGACCTAGACTGGCGAGGGACAGAACCGAGCATCCGAGCTTGCGAAAGGCGGCGACGGTGGAGGTGTGGTTTGCGTCAACTTTGGCGGCTCTTCTCATCAAAAAACGCTCCTTTTAATTCTTGCTGTTCCCTGCTGTTCCCTGCTGTTCCCTAGACTGCGGGTTAATCGGGAACGGCAGCACAAAAGCTGCTGTTCCCGAGGTTTTTCCCTGTAGGGGGAACAGCAAGCAGGGAACAGCAGCTTATTGCCTAAAAAATAGGCAGTTGTTCCCTGCTGTTCCCTAACGGCCATTGCTTAAATTATCGTATTCATCGGCGGCTTTTACGGCCAATCTAAAGCATTTAGTGTGATGTGAATCTCGTTTATTTTTTGGCACGAATTGCTCGATTTCCCCGCCCTCAACCATTTTTGTCACAAGGTTGACGTTAAGCTCTTTTTTACCGCCAAGCGCATCATTAATCTCGCTCATGGTCTTGTATTCCCCAAACTCTAACGCGTCCAAAATGACCACCACGCGCTTCTTTCGGTCGGCCCGAATCATCCTACCCATCGCCTCGCGTTCTTCGTCCTTAGCCTGTTTTGCGGCCTGCTGGATAACTTCCCTGCCGCCTTTCTCAACAATCTCGGGGTGGCAATGCAGAAGGGATATTGTTTTGGCGCGTCCGAGAATATCAAACCCGCTGGTTTCGGTCTGAACGGCTTCAAACAGGATGCCATCGGCTCGGGTGACGAAGCGGTGCTTGGCCTGCAAAACATCCAGCCAGCGGCCACCGTCATCCTCTTTGGTCATGTAAAGAACCTGATTGACGTCGCCCTCCCAGGCGCCGGCGCCTCGGCTGGTCATATCGGAAATGTCAGCCTTTTTGAGGGTTTTGGCGAGATGCGCGACAATTATGACCGGGATGCCGCCGAATTCGCCTTTTAGGGTTGAGATGCACCGACCGACCTCGGAATTGTCGGATTCGTTTTCCAGATCGATGGTTGCGTTTGAGGTGTCAAAAACGACAATGGGCTTGGTGTCGTGCGAAACGCCGGTTTCTGGGTCAATATTTCGGTGGGTCAGGGTTTCGTAGATCTGGTGAACCTGAACAATAGATCCGGCGTCCATCCGCTTTGCAGGGACTATTTTGAACCATTCGCTAATTTCGGCGTCGGTTGCTATCAATTCGCCGGAAAGCCGCATTGAGGTCAGGACGCGGATTACTTGCTTGGGGTCCTCGCTGACGTAGATCACCCGGCGGCGCAGTATCGGGTGCAGCGGGTCGGCTGGATCGCACAAATGAGCAGCTCGGGTCATCAGCGGCACCAGCGCGGTGGTCTTGCCGATGCCGGTGAACCCGGCGAGCAGGGTGACCCCGGCAATCAGAATGTCGTCAAATATAAACTCGTCCGGTTCCAGGTCGCCGATCGCGTAAGGGAGGAAATTAGCGAACGGATGGTTTTCAGCGGTAATTATTTTATCGGGTGCGGAGCCGGTGCCGGTCATCGGATTAATCCATCCAATCGCTTGAGCGCGGGAGAAAATGGTCTTGATGGTCACGCCCGCCTGCCGGTTACGCCCAAAGCTCACCCACTTGGCGCGTTGTTCCTTGTGGGCAAATTTTGGCGAGGTCTGCGACCAGTCCACCCAGACTTGGTAAGCGGCATCGCCCAAGCCGGTAGCGTGCAGGGCCATCCCTGCCTCGATCCATTGATGGTAGTCGTCGGAGTCGAGGTGGGTGAGGGCGTCGGCGGCTTCGCGGAGCTGGACGGGGAGGGTGATGACGCCGAGGTTGGGGCCGGAGGGGGCGGCAGAGTCGCCCAGAGGTTCGACAAGCATCCGGGCAAGCCATACGGGGGCTTGGGCGGGCATGAAGCCTTGCAGTACGTCCAGACCATCGTCCCAAGCGTAGCGACGCCCTGAGTGGTGGATAGAGGGTTCTGCCACGATGTAGCCGTTGGCTTTGATGTCGATGCCGGGGCCGAGCTTGCCGCGCACGCGGGGGATTGCGGCGGGGTCGATTCGGACGAGGTAATGGCAGCCGTTGCCGGTTCGCTGCGTGGGTGTTTCGGGCAGCTCACCGTTCTCTGTGATGAGCTGCTCCCAGGTGAGGTGTCCCATGTTCCGGGTATCGACATCGAGGGCCACGCAGCCCGAGTCGCCCATTGCAAGGCCGATATTGGCTTGGGGCCATTTGGACCACCAGCCCCGGATGGTCATCTCGTCCGAGCTGGCGTCCTGTGCACCGTGTGGCGTCAAAGGGTGTTTGGCAGGGGACCGGCAGTCCTTGTCCCCGCAGGAACACATCCCGCCTTTGATCGTGTGCAGGGGGAGTACGCGAAAGCCGCGCTCCGCGTATTTGAGGGCGGCGTCGATCAGCACTTTCGGGTGGATCTCGATCACGGTGTTCGTTTCGTCAGTCATGTGTTGCCTCCCCGTGAGCGCCTAAATACTCTGATAGCCTGTTCGATCGTCTGCATTTCCTGCAAACCTCTTTTGCGATGATCGTAAAACACATTAATCATCTGCTCCAGCGCATTCACCAGCTCGTCACGAGACGACAATTTGCTGGCTATCGGAATAAACGGGGGCGGCAGTATTCGCCTGACCTGCTGATAGCGCCTTGAATTCCCCTGGCGTCGCTCACCCGTCACCTCAATCATTCCGGCGTCAATCATTTGCCGGTAACGCGGCGTGAGACTGTTGCTTTTAATTTGGGGCAAAGAGTTCCCAACATCGTCGGCAATACAGCCGTCAGTCCCATATTGAGCCATGACCTCGTAGACCTTGAGGCACAGATTTAGCGCATCAATAGACGCTGCGGCTGCGTGGCTGGTGTCTGGATCTGTGTTTCGCGCCAGAGCTTGTCCGTGTTCGTCGTCATACCATCTCGCGCTCATAACTTTCCTCCAATAATGAAGTGCTTTGCCGGTCGAGCGTCAGTCATCGAGCGTTACCCACCCAAATTTGTGTTTTTTAATCAACCCGGACTTGTTGAGAACTTCCAGCTTGGCCGGATGGCGTAATTTACGCAATGCGGTGGCTTCAATCTGTCGAACCCGCTCGTGTGAGACATCCATCTTTTTACCAACCTCCTCATATGTTTCGTCATTCTGAAATCGGCTTATTAGAACGTCTTTTTCACGCGGCCTGATTTTATTGAGCAGGTCGTCCACTAATTGATTGGTTTCGCGCTCAAGCAGATGGTCCTCGGGACTGGGCAGATACTCCATCTGACTGCGCTGCTCGAGCAGGTGATGCACAAGATCCGCATCAATTTCGCGCTCCCCGGAATTGCGGTTCAATTTGATCGTGAGCTGCTGTTCTGTCCAGAGGTCGGTGGGCGCGGCGCCGAGCACCTCCATCGCCATCTTTGCCTCTTTCGAGAACTCGCCGGAATCAAGCAGCGGGGCGACTCGCATGGATACCAGGGCGTTCATCCGGCCCGTAGACACGCCCATCGCACGCTCAAATGCCGCGACGGTCGGGTAGCCCTGCTCCTCGATGGCGTTGAGCAGGAGGTTGTTTCGGATGCTGACTTTTATTCGGTAGGGTTTCATTTCGCCGCCTTCCTGCGCCGCTTCTCCTCGGCCTTGAATACGTCGTCAAAAACAACCACATTTCGACCGGCAAGTGGCAGGGTCGTGATCTTGCCAGCTCGGGCCAGTTTCCAGAGCCATTGCCGGGTGATGCCCAGTCGGGCAGCGGCAGCGTTCATTGATAAATACATTGCGTTTCCTTGTTGACAAGTTGCAAACGCGCACTCTAGACTACGCCCTGTCAAGTGTCAAATAAGACTTTTAGAGGAGGGGGATAAAATAATTGTTGACATGATGCAAATAGTCCATTATTGTCCGTTCTGTACCCGCAGCACCTAACCAACCGACCGGAGAAACAAATGCAAACAGTTCACTTCATACAGTCGCACAAGTCGTTAGTGCTTTGGCAGCGCGACCACTACTCCTACGAAATACAAGACCGCAAGACTGGCAAAGTTTTGGCAAGGCCGGAGTCTTTTGAATTGGCTCTTGCCAAGTTCTACGAAATCCGCGACGCAGCTGAGCAGGTGGCAGCATGACCGCCGAACGGTGCATGTGCGGGGCGACAGACTGCTTGATCTGCGGGCCTCTTCAGGGCTATTCCCTCAAGCAGCCCACGCAGCGTCATTACGAGCTGGCGCTCGACGAGGTGGTTGATAGCATCCTTGAGTACGGCCAATGGCCCAAGAACGGTCGGGCGCAATTCGACCTGTACGACTACCTTGACGAACACCGCGATTCAAGCTACGCAGCAGAGATGTACGTCGCCTCGTTGAGCAGCAACGACACGGCGCTAAAGAATCGCCGCGATCGTGAGCGCAAGACAGTTGAGGCGATGCTCATCAAGCATCTGCAAGATTCGCATTGGATTGCGGATCTCGCCGCCGAATACGCGGATAACGAATGAGCATCTCCGAGGTCTGTTCTTACGCCTGCGCCATCGGCGCGGTGATTTGTTTCTCAATCCTAATCTGGAGTAAAAAATAATGGCGATTGATCTTAAAGCAATAAAGAGGAACAAGGACATCCTTCCTCCGAGGATCATGCTGTACGGCCCGCATGGGTTGGGCAAGACCACCTTTGGTGCAGGCGCCCCGGCGCCGATCTTCATCTTGACTGAGGACGGTCTGGGCCAGCTTGAGGTCGAACACTTCCCGCTTGCCAAGTCGTTTGATGATGTGCAGGACGCGCTTAAAGCCTTGCAAGGCGACCACGACTATCAGACCGTCGTGATCGATAGCCTCGACTGGCTTGATAACCTGATCTGGGAAACCATCAATACCAAATACGACGCGAAAGACTTGGCTTATGGCAAAGGCAGCGTGATTGCCGCCGACTACTGGCGCAAGGTGCTCGACGGCTTGAACAGCCTGCGAGCAAAGGGGATGGCGGTCATCATGTTGGCCCATTGCGAGATAAAACGGTTCGACTCGCCTGAAGTTGAACCTTATGAAAGATACCAGCCAAAGTTGCAAGCCAGGTCGTCAGCTCTGGTGCAGGAGTGGGCTGATTGCGTGTTTTTCGCAAATTACAAGACGATCGTTAAATCCTCGGATGTCGGATTTAACCAGAAAGTTACGCGAGGAATAACCACAGGCGAGCGGCTGATGTACACCGCCGAGCGCCCGGCTTATCTCGCAAAAAACCGTTATTCGCTGCCGGATGCTATGCCGCTGGATTGGCAAGCATTTGTTACGGCGATGTCGGCGCCCGCAGCACCAAAGCAGTAAAACCAACCAAACCAAAAGGAAGTTGAATCATGGCGAATCTTAAAACGTTGCAAATGCCGGAAACAATCGAACCTCAACAGAACTTCTCGGCCCTTGAGCCGGGACGGTATGAGGTGATCGTCACCGACTCGGAACTGAAAGACACGAAAGCCGGGACCGGCCAGTACCTCCAGCTTACGTTTGAAGTGGTCGGGAACTCGGCTAAGGGGCGCAAGCTCTGGACCCGGCTAAACGTGTCCAATCCCAATAAAACTGCCGAGGAGATCGCGTATCGGGAGTTGGCTGCGATCTGCCAATCGACCGGTGTGGCCTGGCCCCTTGACGACAGCGAGGATCTGCACAACATTCCGCTGATGGTGGACGTGGTGCAGGAAAGGAACCCGGTCAACGAATCGATCGGGAACAAGATTAAGGGCTACGCCCCGAGCAACCTGGCGCTGGATCTGCCCGAGGCGCTGAAACCTACGCCCAAGCCTGCCGGTGCGGCTCGTCAGCCGTGGGCTAAGAAATAAGATGACCGCGCTGCCCGAGCGTCAAAACTCAACCGCCGCCGCTATCTTCAGTCAGTACGAGAAGACTGCGGAGGCGGGGCAGCGCCCCCACCTCGGGGCGTCTGAACTCGGTCACGAGTGCGAGCGGTACTTGTGGCTCAGTTTTCGGTGGGCCAAACAGCCCGACTTTGATGGCCGGATGTTGCGGCTGTTTGAGTCCGGTCAGCTCGCAGAACCGCGCCTGATCGCCAACTTGCGAGCGATTGGGGTCGAGGTATCAGACCGGGACGAGAAGGGCCAGCAATGGCGATTTAGCGCGGTTGGTGGGCATGTGGGCGGGAGCATGGACGGTGCGGCTCTGGGATTGCCGGAAGCCCCGAAAACGTGGCATGTCTTGGAATTCAAGACCGCGAACGCCAAGAGTTTTTCCGCAATGGTAAAAAAAGGGGTAAAGGAGTCCAAGCCGCAACATTGGTCGCAAATGCAATTGTATATGGGGTGGGCCGGTCTGGACAGAGCCATGTATCTAGTGGTCAACAAGGACACGGACGACATCCACAGCGAGCGCATCGAGTTTGACAGGAAAGAGTTTGACCGGCTGTATGACCGGGCGCACCGGATTGTGACGGGGAATGAACCTGCAATCACGCTCGGTGAGAATGCGGAGTATTTTTCCTGCAAATACTGCCGGTTCAAGGATCAATGTTACGCGACCGAGGCGCCGCAGGTGAATTGCAGGACTTGCGCCCACTCGACGCCCGAGCTGGACGGCGATGGGAAATGGAGCTGCGCCGAGCATAAGCGGGATCTGACGGTGCCGGAACAGCGCCAGGGGTGCCGGGACCACCGCCACATCCCGGTGTTGATGGGCAGGTTCGCGGAGCTGGTAGACGCAAACGAGAATAATCTTCTGACGTATAGGAACAAGCTGACAGAAAAAGAGTTCCAACAGCCGGTGTACTCAAGCCAAGAAATCACAGACTGCCAGGACAAGGCGATGCTCGGCGATGATCTGGCGACTGCTCTGAAGATCGAGATGGATGCCGAAATCAGGCCAAGCGTTCAAATTTATTCATTTGCCGATTTGGTTGACGATCTGCCGTGGAAATCAAAACCAGACATTATTTGCACCCGCCCCAAAAGGAAAACCAAATGAGCAGCAACGCATTTGCCAGACTTGAGCGCGAGTACAACGAGCGCGAGGACGCAATCGCAATGGCGAAAGCTGAACGGGAGCGGGTTCTGCCTTGTCCGTTCTGCAAAGAGCCAGATCCATCAGTTGACGAGATTGAGGTCAGCATTTGGGCTGTATGCTGCGGCGTCTGTCGGGCGATTGGACCGCACCAAGACGGGGAGCAATCGCCGCAGCTTGCTCGGGATAAGTGGAACCGACTGAATTGTTAGTTGCGGTTTAACTCTAAAAAAGGACAGCGAAATGAACCTAGTAAACCGTTTCTTGTGGCACTACTGGTGGGGGCAGTCTCAGTACCTCCAGCAAAGACTTGATGAGTTGGAAGCCGAGCAAAACAATCTGATCGAGGACCGCAAGAAGGTACGGGCGCGGCTGATGAAGGCCGACGCAAAAGTGATCACGTACGCACAAATTGGGGGGATGAAATGAGCAATGACTGGCCTGTTGTTATTGCGGTACTGGCGGGTATAGCGATGTTTTTTGGGGCGATACTGATTAGTCAAGAGCAGCAGTTGCGCTGCGTTAATACGCTGAAAGACAAGCCCGCGGCAGAAATCCGCGTGGTGTGCAAATGAACGAAATAAAGTTAAGGTTTGCCATCCGCGACCTGTACAGGGGCGACGGTGGACCGCTGTCATCTTACGATGAGGGCTGGAATGACGGGACAGATGCTGCGGCTGAGATTTTCAGCGCAGAGCTTGAGCGGCTCAGGGCGGCGCTGCGAGACTTTGAGGACGCAGCCTACGGGCGCGGGACAGAAGACTTGAGAGTGCTACACGCCGAGGCGCTGCGCGATGCGGGGGTGGGGGAATGAAGTGGCCCTCTAAGTATTTCTGGCATGGATTTATGCGCGGATTGGCTTTACTGCCATTGCTTGACTGGATACGGAGAAGGAAATGACCGGCCTATTCGCGTGTAAATGCGGTAAGCAGCAATGGGTGCCGATGCCGAACACCTACACGATGACCGCCCCGCGATGCTGCGGGAGAGCGATGCAGTTCACAGGGACATGGAGGGGGGAATGAAGTCTAAACGCTACGCTTACGCTCAGACGCCCCTTGAACGTGCTATCCGGTCCATCCCGAGAACCCGGCCTCGCGTCGGTGCTTGCCTGATGGACGGGAAGATGGTCCGTTGCCAAGAATCCACGCACCTGACGCGATCCGGGGCGATGCACAACAAGCTGATTCGGTTGCACAGGAGGGGAGCGTGAACATAAATTCGATAGACGAATATGAGCAAGCGCATTCGACTGGCTGGCACCGGGGCTTTGCGGCGGGGTTCGCATGTGCCGCTGTTGTTGCTCTGGCTACTGTGTTTTGCCTTCTTGCTTACGGTACTTTTGATAAACCAGCACCGCAACCGGTAAAGAATGATGCATCCAAACGCCCGACCGGGAAACCGTAACGCTCGACGCAACGAGGCATCACGTTCAAAAGAATGCACATGCTGCGCGAAGCATCAAAGACCAAACAACTTCTACCTAACTAAATTTGGGACACTTTCATCATGGTGCAAAACTTGTCTGAAGGACGCGAGAAAGTTGAGCGCGTGGAAACAACAGAACGCGAGAGTGCGTTAGCCCGCAGCCGACGCTACCAGGCGCGGGTGCAGAAGTACCGCACGACATGCCCGAAATGCGGATCCACTAAAAAGCAAAAGGAGTGCAAGAAATGCATCGTATAAAACTGGCAGCAGGACTGAACCTTGCATCGGACGGTGAATGCTTTACTCCGACGCTGACGCCCGAGAGCAAGAAGAAGTGGATTGACGGTCACGATCTGTTCGTCGCCAACGGCAGGACGTTCGCGTTAGTCGATACGTTCAACTGCGTGTACTTCATGGATTGCATAACCGGCAGCTTGTACCAATTCGGCGAGTGCCTGACATCCACCGAACTGAAGTACACCGACTTCCGGCGTGACAATGACCGGGCAGCGAAAATCCTGATGGCCGTCCAAAAGGTAAACCATGCAAACGCTCGCTGAAGCCTGTCTGTCGTATGCCCAATGCGACGATTATCACATCACCGCCGACCTGCTTACGCGGGCCGGGAAGCGGCTCATCGAGCTTGAGGCCGAGTGCGATCGACTGCGGGCGCAGTTGTTCGAGGCCCACACGACGTTCAAGCTATGACACTCCTCGGCGAAACACCGTACACGCCCTGTTTTGTCCGAAACGAATTTCTTTTCAACGAGCAGACGGGCCACGGCAAATTCACACCCGCCGTAGTGTTTGCGTTTCGCGCCGAGCCAGCGAGGGTGCCGATGTTCCAAGTGATGCTCGACTCTGGGGCACAATGGGCGCGGGTGCCTATCCACATGATTTGCAGCAAGCCCTGCGCCCCGTTGCCGATCGAGCAGTCGTCTTGGTGGGACTGTTACGGGTACGAATTCACCGTCGTGGCGTTGCCGTTCCTTAAGGGCCACGCGGTCACGGCACTTGGCCGGGACGGTCAGATCCGCAAGGGCCACTACCTGTTCACGGTGGACTGGATGAAGACCGGATGGTCTGAGGTGCCGGATCAGCACAAGAATCATCATGTGCTCGCGCTTGAGTCGGGGGCGTGGATCGCGTACCCGAACAACCGGCTGGTCTGGCAAGACCCGTCGTGGATCACGCCGGCGCCGAACCGGGAGTGGCAGACGCCGACCCGGACGTACTCGGTCGAGGGATAACCCGCGTGAAATACTACAACGATTTTGATCCGTATGCAGCGCGGAGGGTTGGCAAGCCGCTGGAAAACGTGTAATGTAAAGTTTAGTCCGGGCGCGGTCTTGATAAACCGCGTCTCCTCCCTTTTGCGGGAATCGCGGCCCGGACGCCTAGACGCATGCGGATTGGCAAATGGTAAGAGGACTGCGGAAGGACGCTTCCAAAACTCCCCGCTCGACAGTCCGCAGCCGTGTAGGTGAATGCGTCAACTAGAGCTACGCGCCGCCCACAAAGGGTAAAAAAGAACCCCCGCGCAAGGCGGGGGGAATGGAGTACCGATGGCGATCGGTGAGACAGTTTAGGCGAACGCTCGAGTTCCTGCGCGGTCAATAATCAAGGCTGATTTTCGGGGCGCCGCCGTGAGCGTGTTGGGGATACTCAGATGGGTCCACGCATCGAATTCTAGAATAATCTGGTCATACGCCAGCCCCGAGGCCATCACAGCCCGCACAACCGCGTCGGGGGTCATCCCCGGTACTCGGACATCAGCGGCGCAACCGAGCCGGTGCTGGCTGGTCTCGCGGCTCCCGCAGGCTGCATTGACCGCGGCTGACCGATAGGCAGAGTTGACCATGATCGGCCTGCCGCCGAGCCGGTCCTTGACCAACTCCAAGAACACCGCCAGCCGTTGCAGGTTTGCCCGAGATGCTGGATCTGGCGTGTTGTCCAGCGTCCGGTGGTTGGTGACGGTTAGTTCCGCAAGGGTGAAATTAGGCGTCACCGGTTGCCGGGATCAGCCCTGACAACGCCACCCAGACCGAGCGCAGCAGCAATGCCCTGCACCAGCAGTTGATACTGAGGCGGCACCATCGGGATGCCAACGGCAAACAGCACACCCAAGCCCGCGAGGGTTGATGCTTCACCAAAGCGTTTTCTGAGCCAGCCCATGATTATTTTCCTTTCGAGGGGACATCGCCGCCAACTGGATTTGCAGCTCCCACCGGCGCAGCGGTGAACGCGGTGGTGCCTGGTGCCACTCGACCGTTGTTCCACGGTGATTCATTGATCGGGCCGTAGCAGTTGGCGAGCTGCACGCCGTTGACCTTCTTGGCCTGCTTGTCGCAGAGGAAGGACCATTGATTGCTCATGCCGCCACCGGCCTCGGTGGTGGTCGTGAACGATCGCGGGGTCATGCTGACCACCGCCCAAGACGGCGCCTGCGGATACTCGGTCACGGTTGAGAACAGCGACCAGACCTTACCCGCGGGAGCCTTGCAGGAACCTTTCATCAGGCTGGAATTGGCGATTGCCTTGCCGGTCAGGACCGGACAGACCGCCATGCCCTCTTGGAACTCGGTCCCGTCCACGCGGATCGACTTGCCGGTGGGGACGCTGGCCGAGGCCGCGCACAAGGCGAACTCGCCGTTGCAGATCATCAGATCCGCAGCCGACACGGTGACGGGGAACAACGCCAGCAAGAGCAGCTTTTTCATGTTCGTCCTAGACTTTGATGACCATGTGGAGCAACAGGAGAATTAACGTACCGGCTACGCCGAGCAGGATCTGTTCTATACGCTTCAGTCTGGCGTTGGAGGCCCGCATTTCTTTCTCAATGCCTTCGTACCGGACTGCACAGATGTCCACATGTGAATTGACCTTCGCATCGACCTCCACGACCGTTATCATGGGTTGATTAACTGGAAACGTGTGCCGTCGTAGACCACCAGCGCGATCTTTCCGCTCTTGATGTCGGTAGCGGCCAGCGCCGTGGTGCCGTTCTTGGTGATGGCCTTGGCGCCCAGGTTGTTCACGTTGAGGGTGGCGGCGCCCGTGTTGGCCGCAGCACCGATGAAGGTCAGGGTCAGGCCGGCGATGTACGTCGATAACGGCTGCGTGAAGGTGCCGAGGATCGTGTCGGTGCCGGTCACGGTCATGTAGTTGGTCACACCGGCTGACAGGGAGCCGACGTTATCTGCGGTCCAAATCAAGGCGCCGGTTGAGTCCTTCAGCTCCATGTAGTACAGCGCCGAGTCCAGCCAGACCGCCGCCTCGCCGCGGGAGTTCATCACCACCGGGTTGGTGTTGGCCGTAGTCCCCGCGGCGGTGGTGTAGGAGGACTGCGGCGTGGTGGTGCCGGCCGCGTAGGTGTAGAGCAGGCCACCCACTAGCGGCGCACCGTTGGCGGTAAAGAACTGCATCAAGGGCGAGGGGGTCAGGGTAGCCATGTCATCTTCCTAGAGGTCTTGCGAACGTGCAGCTCGGGGGCGTTAGCCATTTAATCAATACCTGGGATCATTTGGTAAGCCGCAGAACCAGTAGCCGCGCCAACTGGGGTTGCGGCAAACAAACCAGCGCGTCGAGCCGCTT